AATTTGATAACAGTGTAAGTTACGCAATCGGCACCGAGGCCATTTATATCATTCATATATGAAAAAAATGAATTTTCGCCTATTTCAACTAAATATCCGTCCGGATACATTTTCCTAATTTCAACCTGAAATTCAATCAGCTCGTTTTCCTCTTCAATTGAAATTCCGTCACAATCTCCGTTAACTAAATAAGGTAGGTAGTAAGTTGGTACGTGAAATTCAATGCAGTCTATATTCTCCATAGCGTTTGTTTTTTTGATTGTTTAGAATTACTTAAGTAATGAAGGATTGCAGGAAACAAGTAAAATTGCCGTTCCGATAATAAACAGGATACTTGCATAGATTGCTACGTTCGTTCCGGTGTTAGTGTTGGTGTTTTTCATCTTGTTTGTTTGTTTGTTTGTTAGTCGATTGAAGGGCTTTTAGCTACCTTAAAACATATATTGTTGTAACTATCTTTTAGGTTGCGTATTTTCTTTTCTAGGTATATATGCATATAATAAGAATCCGAAAAACGTCCCCAACCTACGATATCATTTCCCAGGAGAATTACTACGTTAAAATCTAAAATTTGTACGGTTAAATTTGGTTTTTTCATAGTGTTGCGTTTTTTTTAGAGTGAATTAATAACTACACGAAGATCGGCTAACAATCTACATAATGCAAATAATTTTTTAAGAATTAATTGTACTTTTCTAATGAGATGAAAAAAAGTAGGAAAAAAGAGAAAAAACGATATTTAGTAAATTCCTCCGGTAACTTGGTTGCTTGGTTGAATCCTCACACACACTCAAAAAAACACCCTCAAATTAGTGTTGCAACAATTAATGTTATAGCTTGAAATGCAATTTTGTCATAGTGGTGATCACCTATAAAATTAATTCAAAAACCGGCTTTTATTGCTGATCAGTGATCCTCGATCAAATAATCTGCGAAATTGAATTAAAAATATAGTGGTACCCCCCTATATCCTGAAAATTGAAGAAAAAAGAGGTAGAGGGTATCACTTCAGCGATTTGATAAATTTTGACCCCTATAATTTAATTTGGGGGTATATATTTTTTATGGGATTTATTTTTTTGCAGGATTTTGGTTTTAAGATAAAACTATTGCTACTTAATAAAATTATTATTTAATTGGATTTAAGAAATAAATAATTGGAATAAATAATTGGAATAAAATAATAGTTGGTTGTGTTTATCTAAGATGCTGGTTGGTAGTTCTAAAGAAAGACCCTACGAATGGGTAGGTCTGATGTCAGGTTAAAGATGATGGGGGTGATAAAAAAAAGACCCCCTACCTGTTGAAAAGAGGGTTTTGGATTTTAGTAATTTTAAGTGTGTTACAGAATTTTGGAGTTATATTTGAATATATGAAAGGTGATAATGAGATGGTCGAGATAGAGGCTATAAATAGCATCCGGTTTAGTTTTAATCAGTTATTTGATATGTTGGAGGAGGAGATGGCCAATGATCCTGAGATTAATTTTGTTGAGTTTAGGAGGTTGTATAGGGGTTTGGAGATGTCTAAGAGTGATTTGAATGATATATATGATTTTCTGATAATGATGTTGATAAGGAGGCGAGGATTAGAGGGGGAATATATGGAGTGATGGTAGTTATATTTCTGCTGGCTTTTTACGGTTTCTTTTTTTTGGGGGGAGTTATTGGGTTGGAGGTAAGTGCCAGGAGGAAGAGGGCGAGGAGGAGGATTATTAATGAGTTAAAGAGGAGAAATAAACAACAACGGATATGAAGGTTAAATATGTGAAGATCAAGGAAGTAAAGGGTAATGATAAGAATCCCAGGTATATACGGGATGAGAATTTCAGGAAGTTGGTAAGGAGTATAGAGGAGTTTCCACAGATGATGGATATTAGGCCTATTGTGGTTAATGAGGATATGGTGGCTTTGGGGGGTAATATGCGGTTGAAAGCTTGTAAGGAAGCTGGGTTAAAGGAGGTTCCGGTGATAATTGTTGAGGGTTTAAGTGAGAAGGAGCAGAGGGAATTTATTATCAAGGATAATGTTGGTTATGGGGAGTGGGATTGGGAGATGCTGGCTAATGAGTGGGATATAGATGAATTGGCTGAGTGGGGGTTGGAGGCAGATCGGTGGGGTAAGGAGGATGATGAGGATCAGGAGAAGTATTTACGGGAGAAGAGGATAGCTATTGATATAAGGGAGGAGGACTATAAGGAGGCATTGGGGTTGATAGCATTTTGGAAGGGCAGGGGTCAATATGTTGGGGGTATGGTCTTGGACTTTTTGAAGAAAGAAAAGGACAATATTGGGGACAAGTGGATTTGATTATTATTTTTGTGGAATAATTATATAAACTATGGCATATAAGACAAAGGACTTATTGAAAAAGGCGATAGATGCTATTCAAGAAAAGAAGTTATTTTTTATCGAGGATATTATCACGATGTTGCCTTGTGACAAGACTACGTTTTACCGGCACTTTAAGGTAGGTGGAGAGGAATTGGAGCAGATTAAATTGGAGTTGGAGAAGAACAGGGTAGCTATTAAGACGAGTATGCGGAAGAAGTGGTTTGAGAGTAGTAATCCTACGTTGCAGATAGCTTTGATGAAGTTGATTTGTACGGATGAGGAGCGTAAGAAGATCAGCAACAACTACATGGAGGGCAATGTTGATGTTAATCACGAGCATAATCAAGTCTTTAAGATTGGGGAGCAGGTGATTAGATTCAACTGATGGATCATAAGATACTATTTGAGCCGCATCCTAAGCAGAAGGATTTTATGGAGGCGGTATTCAGTGGGGAGTATAAATATCTGTTATTTGGGGGTGCTGCTGGAGGTGGGAAGAGTTTTGTTAGTTTGGCTACATTGATAGCTTTAGCAAAATTCTATCCTGGTAGTAAGAGTTTTGTTATACGGGAATCGTTGCCTACATTAAAGAGGACAACGATTCCTTCTTTTTTTAAGTTATGTCCTAAGGGATTTATAGAGAATCACAATCAGACGGATCAGGTAATTAAGTTCAAGAACGGGAGTACATTGACTTTTTTTCCTGAGAATTTCTTATTAGATAAGAATTTAACTCGTTTTGACGGTATTGAGGCTAATTTCTTTTTGTTGGAGGAGGGTCAGGAGTTACAGAAGAAGACGTTTGAGAAGTGCAAATTGAGGGCAGGACGTAATATTATTCCCGATTGGGAGGAGCAGCCTACTCCGGTAATTATGATTACTTGTAATCCTTCCCAAAACTGGACGAAGGAGGTATTTCGGAATCCTTATATCCAGGGGTGCTTACCGGAAGGGTATTATTATCAGCCTGCTTTGATGAGTGATAATCCTTCGTTGCCGGAGGAGTATGTGAAGGGATTGGATAATTTGGATGAGATTACGAAGGCTATTTTCGTTCATGGCGATTGGGATATTATTGACATTGAGAGGCCATTTGCCTATGCTTTTAACAGGTTTAAGAGTGTTGAGGCTAATTTAGAGATGAATCCAAATGAGCCAGTTATATTAAGTTTTGACTTTAATGTAGATCCTATTACTTGTGTGGCGGGTCAGAGTTACAATCGGAAGATCAGGATACTAAAGGAGTTCAGGTTGCGTAATTCGGACATTTTCAGGCTCTGTGAGGCCATATCTTCTCATTTTGGGGATAGGATATTCATGGTGACTGGTGATGCCTCAGGAAGCAATAGAAGTGCAATGACAAGGGGTGCATTGAATTTCTATCAGATTATCAAGGAGGAGTTAAAATTGCCGAGGGCGGCATTTCGTGTTCCAACATTTAATCCGAGCATTAAAAATAGTAGAGTGCTGTTAAACAGCATATTAGAGAAGCATCCTGATTTTAAGATAGATGCTTCGTGTCAATTTTTGATTAATGACTTGCAGAATGTACAGACGAATGCTGATGGGGAGATAGATAAGAGCAGGGATGCGGCAGCGACACACTTGCTGGATGGGTTGAGATATTATCTATGGACGTTTCATAGCAGTTTTGTGAAATACTTAAAATAGTATATTTGAGGTAATTATCTTAGAAAAATCCAACTAAAAATGGCTAAATTGAAAGCGAAGTCTGCAAAATTTGAGAGGTGCATCAATGATGTGATGAAGGGTGGTAAGAGTAAGGGTAGTGCGTATGCTATCTGCAATGTATCAGTAAGGGGTGCTAAATCAAGTTCTAAAAAGAAGAAATGATGAAATGGTTCAAAAAAACACAACAAATAGTAAAGGATGTAGGTAGGAAGATAGCGGTAAATAAGGTGTATAAGGATAAGTTCGGTAATGATTGGTATGAGTATGCCAATCCTTTGGCTATGCCGGCAAAGCGGGCGATAGCTGCGGAGGTGGCTACGAGATTTGCCGAGATGAATTTGACGAAGGAGAATTTAACATTGTTAATGGCGGAGATGAAGAAGAAGGCCAATGAGGGGAATATAGTAGAGTTATTTCAGTTGCTGGGGGAGATAGAATATCGGTTAAACTTTATTGGCGAGGAGCAGACATTGATTGAGTTGGCGTGTTGTTATTATTTGGTAGGTGATGAGGATGAGACAGATATGACTGATTTCTATCGGCAGAAGAAGGTTGATATATTGAAGGATGATTGGGATGCTAAGGCTTTTTTTTTAGAGGGGGCGTTCAGACGCACAATCAAATATTCGGATATGTCAGAAGTAGATATTCTCGATTATTTGAATCAGAACGCCCCAAACGAAAAAGTGTTAAATCAAATTTTACAGGAGTTGAAATTGGCAGATATATCGACGAGATAAATTATTTGAATCAGGTAATGTGTGATAATAGGGTAGCAGATATGAAGGTGTTAGAGATGCTATCTGTTGATGAGTATTATCAGACGATTACGACTTGGATGAAGATAATGGATGAGAAGGCAAAGGCATATGAGGGTAAAGGCGGATCAAAGTCGAGTGATGTGGATGGAGTACAGAGAAGAAAAATGAAAGGAAAGTAAAGATGGCTGTTAAGAATATCTTATTTAAGATACAGGCTGATACTAAGAATATAGATGCCCAGTTAAAAAATGTAACTGATGAGATTAATCAACTTAAAAAAGCAGTTGATGGAGTAAATAAAAGTATCAGTGATTTAAATAAGAAAGGTTCTGCCGAAATGAGTAATTTCGGTAAGACTACACAACAAGCCGGAAAACAATTTTCTCAATTTGGAAGTATTGTTAAAGGAGGATTAACTGTACTTGGGATACAAAGTGCTACACAAGCATTAAAAGATTTTACATTAGAGGCAGTTCGTGCTGCTGCTGAGTTTCAGAAGAATCAAATAGCCTTTAAGACATTTATTGGAAGTACACAACAGGCTAATAAAGTTCTAACGGAATTAGTTGATTTAGCTATTAAAACACCTTTTACTTCTGAGCAAACTATTCAAGCTGGAAGGGTATTAGCTGCTTATGGATTCAATGCTGCTCAATTAGTTCCTATTATTAAGCGATTGGGAAATATATCTGCTGGAACACAGATTCCATTGGAGCAGTTAGCATTAGTATTTGGTCAGATTAAGGCAGCAGGAAAGCTGATGGGTCAGGACTTACTTCAGCTTGTTAATGCCGGATTCAATCCATTGCAAGAAATTTCTGAAAGGACTGGAGAATCTATGGCTGCTCTTCGCAAGAGAATGGGGGAGGGTAAGATTAGTTTTGAAGAAGTAGCAGAATCAATAACGTATGCTACTGAAAGAGGAGGTCGATTCTATGATTTGAATAATAAACTTGCAGAAACAACTGCTGGTAAAATTGATCAATTACGAGAAAGATGGCAATTATTTACAAGAGAAACGGGTACAGCATTAGAACCAATAACTAATGGATTTGTAGAATTAGCAAGTTCTATCTTAAATGCCACAAACCAAGTAGTAGGTTTTATACAAGCAATAGGAAAATTAGTCCCTGGTGGAATTGAAAGATGGCTAAAAGATTCTAAAGAAGACGTTGATGGATATGCAAAATCAATCGAAGGGGCTAAAAATAATGTAAATAGTTTAATTTCGGCTGTAAATAAACTAACTGGATTGAGAATAGGATTGGGTAAGCCGGACTTGCCTTCTACATTTATCCCAAAACAAGAAGAGCAAGATCAGATTAAAAGATTTGATGCTATAAAGAAGAAATTAGATTCAAGTATTGTTGCTATAAAATTATCTGGTAAAGCAGTTGATGGAGTTTGGTCATATAATATTGATTTAGTAGATAAGTTCAATGAAAAATATAAGGGTGTAGCTAATATAGATAAAAAGAGAATTTTAGATCAAACGGATTTAAATGCTTTATCTGAAACTGCATATTTGGATGCTTTGAAGTATAATGATGAGCAGACGAAAAAAAATATGTATGAACAGATTTCTATTAGAGCCAATAATACTATTACAAATTTAGAGAAAGATAAATTAAAATTTGTTAGACAAGGACTATTAGGACAGGATGCTGTTAAATTTATTAATGAGGAGATTGAAAGATTAAGGCAGTTAATTTTAGAAGCTGAAATAAGATCAGTAAAAAAAATAAAAGAGGAAGGTGATGGATTATCAGTTGTTGATCAGTATTTAGGAAAGATAAAAATTAAGTGGGAAGATTTATATAAAGGAACAAGATCTGCAATCCGTGAGATAGATAAACTAAATGCAAAAGTTAGTGGCAAGGGTGAGATGGATCAGATGTATAATGCCCAAGTCGATTATTTTAGTAAGGTTGATGAGTTAAATCAAGAACACGCTGTCTATAAATTTGGCTTAAAGCAGGATGAGATTGAGGCAAATAGGAGGTATGAAGAGGAGTTAATGAATATTAATTCTCAATCTACATTATCAGATGATAAAAAGCAGCAGAAGAAGAAAAGGGCAGGTTTACAGCTTCAGATTGACTTAGAAGCAATTAATAGGAAAGAACTTGCTGCTGATATTCAATTAGGTAAAGATTTAGAAGTAGAAAGTCTAAAGTTTGAACAGAATCTAACTGCTATTAGACAGAAATATGATGCCGAAAGAAGAAAGGCTGCAAATGATGGATTAATGCTTGATTTAAAAAATGAAGAAGAATATTACAATGATCGTATAGAATTATATAATCAATTTATTGAAGATACTAAAAAGGATGCTGAAAAAGCTAAGACTGGCAGGCAGTTTAGAATGCAGCTTGGATTTTTAGATCAAAATGTTCGTGAGCAGAATAGGAATATTGAAAATAGGAAACAGGCACGTCTTGCAGAGTTAAATGCTGAAGAAGATGATCTTTTAATGAGAGAATTATTGGAGGGGGCATCAGCAGAAAAACTTGGTGAAATAGAAAAAGAATATAACGACAAGAGACTTAAAGTAACAAAAGAGGCAGATGATGAAATTGCAAAACTTGGCAAAGCACAAACTGACTTCATAATTGAACAACAGAAAATAAGAAGGGAGGCAATTCTTGATGGATGGACTACTCTTATTGGAGAGATAAGTTCCGGATTACAAGAATTAACTTCTGCAATAGAGGCTCAGGCACAAAGACAGATAGAGGCGCAGAATACTCGTGTAGAGAAGGCAAGGGAGATAGCTGATAAGGGCAATGCTGAGATATTGCAGATGGAAGAGGATCGATTAGAAAAGCTTAATGAGAAGAGGAGAAAGGCGGCAAGAGCGGCTATTGCTATTGCTAAGACGGAGGCTATTGCTCAATCTGCATTGGCAGTGGCTAAAGCTGCTGGGCAGACTGGTGCTGGCGCGCCATTTGCTATTGCGGCCACAATAACTGCATTGGTAACAGGTATAGCAGCAGCAGCAGTCGCAGTATCTAATGCAGGATGGGCAAAAGGTGGATATACCGGTGATGGAGGAAAGTATGAACCTGCCGGAACAGTCCACAAAGGCGAGTTCGTTTTTAGTAAAGAGAAGACTGCAAAATATCGTCCTTTATTTGAAGAAATACATAAAGGGCGTGATCCTTTCACAATTAATGGTTTCAATGATAAAATTGTTGTTATCAATA